GAATAACAAAAAAGGTTACAGTATGCAAGCAAGTAGATTATTCACTTTTCGACACTGTTTTGCATTGCAATACCCTAACTTAATTGATTACGTAGATCTTGATGATGATAAGACCAAATCTTCTTCAATGCTCGTAACAATAAATGACTGTGAGGTCACAAAACTAGGTCAACCGATGTACTTGAATAATGGTGATCGTGCATCGTATTTAACCATTAACGATATGAATTTAAAATTTTTATGTCAAATGTCAGGAATTTCTGACGATCATCAAACGGTGGAACAAATAACGGTATTTCAAGAAACTGGTGAAGTATCTTCTTCAAGTGCAAGCGAAAAAATACAACAAATAGCTCGTTTACCAGCAGATTTGTCGCGAGTTATATGTAGACCAATACGAGTAGCGAATTTTGCTTGGAGTACTAGTGATGCAATAGGTACACAGAAATCATTTGTATTATTGCCAAAAGCATTGTGGAATAATAATGCTGTATTTCTTAACAAAATATCAGGCTTTGCTTTTTGGGCTCCTGATATAGAAATTACTGTGCGTGTGAATGGAACACCAATGCATTTTGGACGTTTATTGATATGTTCTAGACCTTTACCTGAAACATTACCTAATGCATATAATTCTTATAGAAATGCTACTAGTTATCCTTGGGTGCAAGTTGATGCTTCATCGAGCAATAGTGCAGTTTTACGTGTACCTTTTAATCATTACAACGAATTTTTGAGTGTTGGTGCAGATAATGAAAGTATAGCTGGTATATATACGTATGTAGCTGCGCCATTAGCTATTATCAACAGTGTAGCTTCAAATATACAGGTACAAATATTCGCTAGAATAATAGAACCTCGTTTTAATGGATATACGTATACGAATGATTTTGCAGCACAAATGTCAACACCTATAGTGAAACAAAGTATAGCGGCAGGAGTTAAAACTAATCCATTGAAATTTGCAATATCGGACCACAACAATAAAGAAGAAAGCGATTTAGATCTTATCGACAATTATTGTAATCATCCTTTTTTGATAAGAAATGGTTCTATAAGTACTAGTACTGCAGCTGGAAGTATGATAACTGTTCGTCCTATTGCACCACAGTATATGGTTTATAACGATGCTTTAACTTATACTGGATTAGCACCGTCTCCTATTGCATATGTTGCAAATGTTTTTGAATATTGGCGTAGTGATATGACTTTCACCGTTTCTTTCGTCAAGAGTAATTTTCATAATGCACGCATAGCAATATGGTATGTACCTTTTATATCAAGTTCGTTTACACCAAGTGGTATAACAGTCGATAACATTTTAAATTGTGAAAATATAATATTAGATTTATCGGAAAGATCAGAAATAACATTCAAGATACCATTTCAACAGAGAACTAATTATGCATCAACTGGTAATAGTGCATTTTATAATTGGCCTGGTAATTATCAATATTATACTAATGGATGTTTTGGTATGTCGTTGATTAACCCATTGACAACACCTGATGGAAGTGCAGATACAGTTTTTTATCAAATTTTTATGCGACCTGATAATACACATTTTTCTTATCCTAATACATATTCTATAGGATCTTATGGTTATATAGCACAAATGGAATCGGATTTATTACCTTCTAGTTCTGTTTACTCTAGTGAAACTGCATGTAGATTTATAGATCATGAATTTGGCAAAGCAGTACCGTTTAGGCATAATTCTACAGTAGTTACGCGATTCACTGAATTAGCACAGATGTGTACGTTTTTTGATTATTTGAGTGTAGCTAATACTAACACAGCAGCTCAAATATATGTGTACAACCCTGCTATGCCAATGCCTATGCGTTATAACATCGGTGAAAGAGTACATAATATGTATTGTTATGTTGGTTGTTTATTCCGATTTTGGAGGGGTTCTATAAATTATCTGATTAATCCTGATATGTCTGCTGCTGGAAAAGATCAAAGTATGGCAAAATTGATCATGAATGTTTTTAGTTATCCAACTGCGTCCGCTAATAGTGCTTCGACAACTAGTCAAGGTACACAACTATTCTTTCCGTATGGATATCAGTATGCTGTTAAAAGTGACGAAGTAAATATCAATTTAGCATTACCATATGATAGTATATACGCCAAACTACCAACATGCTTTGGAGCTACAAGTGCAGGTCCATATACAAATTTATTCAATTATCCAAGCATTATTATTGCACTTACGGTACCAGATACTGGTACAAAATATTATTCTTTATCATTAGGCGCTGGTAAAGATATTGAATTCCATGTTAGAGGTGGAGTTCCTATAATAAATACTTAATCCTCTACGTTGCTATTGACGTTACAACATCTTATTTAAATTTAGCGTAAGACATGAATCACCAAAAAACCATGTCTAAATTTTTAAATTATTTAATC